TGGCATTGGCATCGCCAGCCACATAACTCAAGGCACGCCAGTTTGTGCGCCCCTCAAGGTCTCGCAATACCTTCTGACCGCTTTCGCTATCGAAGGTTGTTTTATACATATGTTTGAGTTGTTCTAGCTCTTTCACTGTCCCACCATCCTAACTGCCTGAGCTGCTTGCGCTGCCGTATATACATCCTCTTGGTCTTGCTGGCGCTGCATCATTTGCTGTTCAGCGGCGGCACGCTCCTGACGCATTTGCGCAACCTCACGGCTAGAGCGCAGTGTCGTCTTGGGAACACCAAGAGAATCAGTAACATGCTCCACCAAACCGTCAGGGTCAAGGTGGTCAGTTACCGGCAACGCCTGCGCCAGTGGCAGCAGGATTTCTAGCGCCTGCATTGTGCTGTTCAGGCTGCTGGATTTTTGCGCTCTTGCAAGCGGGGAGACATACTCAATGTCAATATCACGGCCTTGCAAAATCTCAGGCGGGATAGACAGCATCTCTTCACGCAACATCAGCGCAAACACACGGTCAATCAGTGGACGCAACATTTCATTCATCAGCCTGCCAAGAACAGGGCCAATCACCCTCATGCGCTCTTCCTGCCTTTGAACAACCTCTGTTGCTGTCATGTTTGGCGCACCGCCAACAAGCAACTGGTCAACATAAAACGCAGACCGAATTGCTTGCCGCCGTTGGTCCTCCATGCTCAAGCCAATCGGAATGTTGGCGCCAGTGTTTAATGGAGTGATTGTGTCGCGTGAACCGGCACGATAAAAATTGAGGCCACCAGGCTGTGTGCGGATTGGGAGAAGAAACCCGTCATCAGGAACAAGCAAGGGAGGGTCTATTTGTTTCTGAGCAGCTTGAATGATTGTCTTAGACATCAGATTAAGCATCTTAACGTCCGGCAACGCCACCATTGCTGGCGACCTCCCCATAATCTCCCCTGTTGCCTTCAAGAATCTAGGAACGATGTATGGGAACTCTTGGAAACCACCTTCGGAAATCAACATGCTTGAGTTCATACAAATGTAGTATGAGGCAAACGGCATGTTCTTGTTGTCACGCTTTGACGTATCACGCTCTGCCCGTGGCATCACAACGTGCATAATCTCGACTTCTTCATCAGGCTTTTTGTCGTAAGTCTTCTGAATAAATGTACCTACATTTTCTAAGCCAAAGCGTTGTACTGCTTGACGTGCAGGCTGCTTGTACTTGCGGAATACAGTATCAACCAAGCCGTACTGGTTTTCCTGTAGATAGAACTCAGAAATGTGGCGTGTGCTAAAACGTAGCTGGCCGTTGTCCATCTCCACAAACATACAGCCAGTGCCAAACACAACTAGGTCCACATACATCTCGTGGATTTCTGTTTCAAAGTTTGACTGGTTAAACGCCCTAATCATCCGCATTGATGTGTCTTGCAGCCACTCCTGCACATCATCATCACGGCCAATGTCCGTTTCTTTCATATCCAAATGGAACCAAGGCGTAGCGCCACTGGTCAACATCCCATGCAAACTTGCAGACAACAAGTCGATTGCTTGCAGGGCTGTTCCATCAAAGATAAGCTCCATGCGCTTTTCACCGCGGGAGCGCTTCTTAACAATGTCCGCTTTGCGGGGCAGCATGTAATCAGCTAATTCCTGATAATGCGTATCCCAGTTATCTCGCCGCGCAATAATACTGTTAGCACGGCTTATCAGGCTTTTAGCTATGTCTTGCATCTTTTACCCCAATAATGTTGGTGCGCCGCCTGTAGGCGCGGCCTGTTCACCCAAAGCCCCAGCAACAATAGTCGAGCCACGACCTTTGCGCCGTTTGCGCTCTTCTGCCATTGCCTCTTCAGATAAAGCTGCTGCACGCTCGTAATCAGCCTCTGCCGGTGGTGGAGGCGGGGGAGGTGGAGCCGGAATTGAAGGTGGACTAAATAATGAACCCATAATTATCTCCTATACAGTCCTGCGCGGACCAGCGCCACGCACCAATACGCCGACTTCTTCCATAGTGCCAGCAGGACCAGCACGCTTAGTACGTCTGCGACCTCTGCCTAAAACAGTATCGTCAGCCAAAGCTGTAACTTCAGGTGTAACTTCAGGCGTTACTTCTGGTGTTATATCCGGCCTAACTGTTTCTGGTTCACCTTTAGCCAAAATTGTTTCGTCTATTTTTACGCCTGTGGGAGTGTACCCAGACTTTCCACTAAAGGTTGTTACAGGAATACCTGCAATTTCTTTGGTTCTAACAACGCCAGCAACATCACCGACATAACCCAAGCCAGAGCCAGCGGCAGGTTTTGTTGGGCTAATTTGACCAATCTTTCCAGACGGGCCTTGTCTAGCTTCGCCACCCTGAGTGCCAACAGCAAATCTCTGGCTAGCCAACTGTGCGCTAGACCTCATGCCAGGGGCTTCTGTATAACGCTGACCTTGTGGCGCAAAAGATGTCCCAGGAACGGCAACAGCCGCACCGCCTTCCCGAAGCGCTTTTTTCTGCCGCTCAATATTAGACTCACCCATAATTTTAGCGGCTACGCCCCCAATAGTAGGAATCTTTGCAAGTGGGCTTTCGGTTATTGTTTTTTTCCTAGCTGACAACTGTGCTTGTGCGGCAGCAGTATCTATAACTTCAGTTCCAAAACCAACCTTGGCTGTTGGCACTGTAGATTTTCTAGTAAAGCCTTTAGGCCCAGCCGTATCTGGTGCAGGCTTCGGCGCAGGTTCTAGTGCAACAGTAGATACTTGGCGTTTAACTACGCCAAAGTCAGGCTTTGGAGCAGCGCCATCACCTCTACCGCCACCAGTCACAACAGGTGGCGGAGTTGGCCTCGTTACTGCCACAGGAGGCTGTTTAGTTCTGCCCCGCTCTACACCACGATTTTTGTCGCCGCCGCCGCTTGGTCCTCCACCTGAACCCATTTTAATTCTCCTTCAACTTATGAAAGCCTAGCTTCCCAGACTCAGTTCGTAACCAATAGCAGTCACTATAGCCCATTTCTATAAAAATGTCTTTCAAAGACCTAAAGCCCTCTAATATACCCCGCTTGCCCCCAAAACAGATAAAATCAATAATCCAAGGACTATCGCCATCACCACGCCAAGCGGCAGGTGGGAACTGATTTGTTTCCAAATATTCATCAATATGTTTCTTCTCAGGAAACGCCCAGGTTGCAAACAAGTACGGCACACCTTCAGCATCAACACCAAAAATGTAATTGCCCATAGACAAGGGCGGGTCAATATACGTCATGCGCTCAACGCGACTGTAACCCATATGATACGGGCTGTGTTGCATCATTAAATGCGCAGTGTCGTAATGGAAATCGTTATTTATCATCATAGCGTGAAAGGATTGTACTCCATTTGTGCAACCGATTGCGGAGGCTTTGTAAGGCGCTGTCGATTTTCGAGGCCAACAGCAAGATACCTAAACGCATCTGCTGCATGACTTGTGAAATCATGCCTCGGATGGTCTCTAAACATTTTTCTACGCTCATCCCATTCCTGCCTGTATTGACGCAACATCTCAATGCCCGTCACACACTTATCTCTGTCAAAGTAACATTTAGGTAATAACATACGCGCAGCATTAATGCCATCCGCTACCTTCATCTTAGGAACTACCTTAAATCTTAATCCAAGCGTTGCAGCAGTCTCCAACCTCGACTTGCCACTGCCAAGCTCACGCACCTCAATGTCATGCGGAGCCAAGTGGTCGCCATAAGTGTAATCCTTCCTATTTATAACATCAGCGTAATGGTCGAGGCCTACACCACCGTTTTCGTAATAATCAATCACATTAACCGCGCCGCCACGGAACACCTGAGCAAACCAAATGGCTGTTGAGTCGTTCACGCCTAAATCCCAAGCCGTATGCACCGGATAGGCTGGGTCATACGGAACCCGCGTAATGCGCCCCTCATCATCAGCCTCAGCCATTAACTTGCCGTAATACGCCCCAATGATTGCCGCCGTAAAGGAACACTCGTACTCCTGCTCATACTGCTCAGGCGTCATTTGCGCACGAGCAGCATCCAGCTCAACTTCCTTCACCAGCCCACTCTCGCTGGCCTTCACAACCTTCCAGTACCACTGGTCGGAACCGTTCTCCATCTCTGAACGGGCTTGCTCCAAAAGGTCAAAAAAATGATTATGTCCGGCTGGGGTGCCAAGAAAAATAGCCGCACCCTCTCTGTCAGACAGGGCCGGTCTTACAACCTCCCCCCATACCCTCGGATTCTGCATACCAAATTCATCGAAGATAGCCATATCCAGATAAATACCGCGCAAGGCATCAGGGTTCTCGGCAGACAACAGCATCAGCCTGCCGCCATTAGGAAAGTCTACCCTGAGTTCAGTCTCATTAAACGAAACGCCAGGAATGACAGAGGCATAATATTTCACATAATCCCAAGCAATCCGCTTGGCCTGCGTAAAAGTAGGCGCAATGAACGCAACTCTGGGCCTCGGCAGCTCACAAGTAAGAGCGTGCTTAATAAGATGATTAACTGCAAATACAGTCTTGCCAAAGCGCCTGTGCATCACTAAGACATTCCAGCGCTTCAAGCTGCTGTGCATCTCAGCTTGGAGCGCACGAGGCTTGTATGGAATCTTTACGTTCATCAGCTTTCCCACATGATGCGAATACCGCCATCAGTTACCTCAACGCCAGCCTTGTTCTTCTGCTCACCATAGCGCTCAGGGATAATCTTCTGCACCTTCCAGCGAACATGATGCGCATAATCACGCAACACATGCGGGTCATAGTCCTTCACCTTGTTCAAAGCATCATCATACAGCTTATCAAGCTCCTCAAGAGCCTTCTCAGCACTGTACTGCTGGGCAATGCGCACAGAAGCATCTAGCTCAGGATTGTTCTTCATACGCTTGTACAGCGCCTGCCTCGTAATGCCTGCGTTCTTGCAAGCATCGACCATCGTATGTCCGTCAGCAAGGTCGCTGAGTATCTGATGCGTGGTGTACTTCGTTAGCTTAGTCATAGTCTCTCCTAGCTGTGTGTGGTGCAGGGGCAATTAACACATATATAGCAGGGCCGGTCTGTCTGGGTGTGCCGGTATTAATAAGCATCCCCCTATACCATGCATGTTCTGTGTTTCCTGGCAGGAAACTTTGTTGCCTGGCTTGTTGCTCCGTGATAGGCTGGCCGCTGCAATGCTGCGGGGAACGTGACAACGTGTTGTGTGTTGTGAGATATGTCCCAACCCATTCCCTAGCAATGTTTCCAATGCTTTATAATATATACACCAGCTCGCGTTGCTGTAAACTTTTTTTCTTTTTTGTGCTTTTTTCTCTTGACCATGCGGCAATGCTTGCCTATATGTGAATTATCAACAACGCAATTTGGGAGTATTGCACCATGACACACCAAGAAATAGCAGACCAACTAAAAGACATTGTTGTCAAACAATGCGCCAAACAACCGGAAGACCGCGACTGGTTCGTTGCCATTGACGAACTGATTGACGAACTGGAAAAGCAGGAGGGCTAAACCATGTATTACACAGTAACATACGCCATTGATAGCTTGGACACTTGCCCGACTGTTAAAACGTTCGACTGCGTCTATGAGGCGCAGGACTGGATAGCTGGTGAAGTACAACGGCGTGTTGAACACGCAGTCTCTCATTCACCATACGCTTTGACAGAGGCCGACATTGAGGCATTGGAGGAAGCTGAATATTCACTTGTGCGGATAAGCTAGGCCGAAACCTTGCCCGATAATGTCGGGCTTGGTCTACCGGTGAGGCCGGTACTGACGAGGCCGTCAGAAACGCCATATAGGAGGGATAAACAATGGCAACAGTACGCAACATGACAGGACGCACAGGCCGTCCAGTAGCTAATCAATTCATCATCGACACACCGGAAGCGCAGTTTTTCCAAAGCTACCGCACAGTCATTGCCAAGCGTTGCAATGACACCGGAGCGGTCACACTGGATAGTCGCGCATGGGATTACAGCACAACAACCGGAAAATACCGCAATCAGTTTCTTGGCATGAACAAGGCCGAAACTGAAAAGCTGATTAAATCCGGCGCAATCAAGCTGGCAAATTTAAACTAGGGAGGCAGTGATGACTGAACAAACAACAGAGATATGCGCCAATATTCTGTTCATCATAGTTATGGGCCTAGTCATATGGGGCTTAATGGGGGCCGAAGCGTGGCTCTGGCAGCTATTCGCCTATTTTATCGGCCTATAAAGGCCACTGACAGGCTTTAACCGCTTGGCGGGTGTAATACCACCCGTCAGGCATTACCGCCCGCTAACGGGCTTTATACGGAGGATATGACATGAAAAAGTACACCGTGACGATTATCGGGCTGGTAGAGCGCACGATAACAGTCGAGGCAGATAACCTAGAACACGCAGAACATGCCGCAGAACGCGAATGGGCCGCATTGACAGGCGGCATCATTCAAACAGCTGAAGCATCAACCGCCATAGAGGAAGCAGAATAAAGGCATGGGCCAGCAATGGCCCTGCCCCTGCATAGCTTGCCGCATGGCGGCAGTCTATGCGGTGGCACGGTGTCACCGATAACGCCATAACCATAGGAGGGTTGTACAATGGCAAAAGTAGGAAGACCAAAGAAGATTGAAAAAATGCAGCCTTGGGAGCGCAAAGAACACGAGCGCAAAGAGGCAATGAAGCATCTAACAGCGGAGCAGTTACAAGCTATCAATGAGACACGCGAGACATTGGGCAAGTTTGTAGACCAATGGACAGAGACATTTGACATATATGACCCAGACGTCCCGCGCTTGTTGCAATCCGCTTTCTGGGCATTGTCTGGGCAATTCCCGCGAGACTAGCAGAGAAAGGGGCGGCGCAGTGTCGCCCCTGGCTGCCTGACAGAGAGGAAACATAGATATGACCTATGAAGTACGCATAACAAAGCATTGGAGCGGTAAAACATTCAATGTTGACCTAGTATCGTTTGACCGGCGAGGCAGTGGCATCGCACACGGTAAGGCGTTCAACGTATCGGAGAAAGAGGCATTGAAAGAGGCGCAACGTATGTGTGACCTCTATTCAGCCACACTCATAGCAGAACATCAGGAGGCATAGAGATGTACGCAGTATTTTACACACTGAAATTTGAAGCTGGTGTCAGCGGAGAACCGACAAGCAAGGACACCTATCAAATAGTAAAGAGCAGAGAGGATGCACAGGCTATGTTGCAGCAGGTGCAGACTATCAGCGCGGAGAACTTCTATTGCGGAGGCATAGGCCGCATCGAGGAGGCAACAGAGCCGCATTGGATGAACAGTGAGCCGATGGGCTTGGAGGACTAGCTATGGAACAAAAAGATTATGCGGTGACAATCCGCGCATCCCTTACAAAGACAATTCACGTCAAAGCTGACAGCATAGAAGATGCAGAGAGGAAGGCTCACGAGATGTTCACAACCGTGGTTGATGAATGGCCTGAAACATATGAGCAGGACACCGTGTCAACGAAGTGGGCAGATTGGAGCGAATAATGACAGGTAAAGATTTCAGAGAAAGGCGCGAGTTCCTTGGCTACTCACAAGTTGAGTTTGCCAAGAAGCTGGGCCTGTCACCGCGCACCATCCGGTACTATGAATCAGAACAGGTGCCAATCAA